TTTTATATTTTTTTGTTTTATTATTAAAATCTGAATTATTAATAGTAATAAATGTTTCTTTATTAATATAATTATCTAATGAAACTGTTTCCCATTCCATATTTTATTAATTAATATAAATATATATTTTATTTTGTTTGTTTTTAACTTTATTTTAGTTTATAATTAAATTCTTTTTTTATTATATTATATATAATGATTTTAAAAATTAATGAAAAATATTTCCCAATTATAATTTTACAATTAAAATCAGATAAAAACATTTTAAAAGAACAAGAATTAAATATTTTTTTATTTAATTTTTCTAAATTATTAAACAAAAATAAACCTTTTAATGTTTTAGTAGATTGTTCAGAATTAAACATTTTCCCTTTGCAATATTGTTTAAAAATAGCAATATTTTTAAATAAATATAAGAAAAAAATAAAAGAATTAATAAAAAAATCGGTGATATTTATTTCAACAACAAAAATAAAAGAATTATTAAAAATTATATTCAAATTAGCACCTCCAAAATCTGATATGATAATAACTAAAAATTATAATATAGCTTTAAAACATATTAATATATAAAAAAAAAAAATTCACAATTAAATAAATGCTAAATAATAATATAATAAAAAATTCAAAATCAATAATATTTTATGAAAGATATGGTCAAGAACATAAAGAAATTAAAAAAATTGGAGAAGGTGCTTATGGTGAAGTTTTTTTAACAAAACATTTTTTGGATAAGAAAAATTATGCAATAAAAAAAATAGAATTATGTGCAAATAATTATAAAGAATTAGAAAGAGTTTTAACAGAAATTAAAATATTATCAGATTTAAATCATCAAAATATTATTAGATATCATACAGCATGGGTTGAATTAATTTATCATAATAATAAAATCATAACTAAAATAATGTCTGAAAATATATCAAAAGATAATAAATTTATATTTTATATTCAAATGGAATATTGTTTTAGTGGAAATTTAGAAGTTTGGTTAGAAAATAGAAGAAAAATTAATTTTAATGAAAATATGAAATTAATTATTCAAATTTTAAAAGGAATAAAATATTTACATGATAAAAATATAATTCATAGAGATATAAAACCAAAAAATATTTTATTAAAAAATAATATTATAAAAATTTGTGATTTTGGTGTATCAATAAATGATTTATATAAGAATAATGAAATTTTTTCTTCAATTGGAACAGAGTTTTATTTAGACCATTTTAATAAAAAAAATAATAAAAAAATAGATATATATAGTATTGGAATAATTTTAATTGAATTTTTTGTTTTATTTAAAACAACATCAGAAAAAATTACAAAATTTAAAAATAAAAAATTATTATTAAAAAATATAAATAAAAAATATCCAGGTTTAAGTAATATTATTAAAAGATGTATGATAAAAGATTTAGATAAAAGATTTAATATTGATTTATTAATTAGAACAATATTAAATTATTCTCAATTTATTTATTCATTAAATAATTTTTAAATTAACATTTTATTAATTTTATTTTAAAATTATTTCTTACCTAAATGTGTTTTTTTTAGCAGCAGAGTAATAAGTAGAAGGAAATCCAATAATATTATCATAAATATATATGTGGTTTGCTTGTTATAATAATATATCCTGTTTTTTTAAAATCTATTATTATTTAAAACTTTTTTTTATATAATTATAATATAAATAAATGATTAGTATAAAAAAACAAAAATTTCTTGTAAATGATATAAAAATAAATACAAATATATTAAATTATTTAGAATTATGTAAAGAAAATACAGATTTAAAAAACACAAATATAAAATTAAAAGATAATAATCTTGAAATTAAAAATAAAGTTAGTACAAAAATTAAAAAATTAACACTTATAATTCATAATATTGATAAAAAATTAAAAGATAAAAAAGACTTAAAAAAAATAGAAGAAGATTTATCTAAATATAATAAACAAGATTTAGAAAAAAATAAAAAAATGGAAAATTTAAATAATATTATTCAACAGAAAACTATTAAAGAAAATATTATTAAAAAAGAATTAGATATTTTGGAAAATAAATTTAAGAATTTAGATCAAAATTTAAGATCATTTTATAATAAAAAAATATATAGTTTAAGTGAGAATATTATATTCTTAAAAAAAAAAATTAATTATTTGATTAAAGAAAATGATAAATTAAATGATAATGTTTGTGAAAATATAATTAATAATATTGATAAAAAATTAAAAGATAAAAAAGACTTACAAAAAATAGAAGAATATAATAAACAAGATTTAGAAAAAAATAAAAAAATGGAAAATTTAAATAATATTATTCAACAGAAAACTATTAAAGAAAATATTATTAAAAAAGAATTAGAACTTTATAATAAAAAAATATATAGTTTAAGTGATAATATTATATTCTTAAAAAAAAAAGTTAATTATTTAGTTAAAGAAAATGATAAATTAAATGATAATGTTTGTGAAAATAATAATATAATTAAAAAATCAAAATGGTCAAAATGTATTTTTGAAACATTAGAAGCTAAACTAAAAATTATTGAAAAAAAAGAAATTAATTTAGTTAAAGAAAATGAAAAATTGAATAATAATGTTTGTGTTAAAGATAATATAATTCAAAGATTAAAAAAAAAATTATATAATTCAGAAAATATTTTGAAAACAGTAGAAACAAAACTAACAAATTTTGAAAAAAAACAAATTAATTTAGTTAAAGAAAATGAAAAATTAAATAATAATATTTGTGTAAAAAATAATACAATTAAAAAAATAAAAATTGAAGTTTGTAATTTAGAAAATATTTTGAAAAAAATCGAAACTAAATTAAAGAAAAAAGATAATTTAAAAATAATTAATAAATCTTATTTATCAAAATCAAATTTAGAATATTTTAATAATGTAGAAATAAATTATAAAGAAGAAGATGATGATTTAAGCACTTGTTCAGACTCAGAAGATGATAATAATATAATATTAGATTTTAATAATATAGAATATGATTTACTTGAAAGTAATGAAATTACACATTTTAAAATAACAAAAAGAGGTATTACTTGGAAAAAAATTCATAAAGAATTAAAAGAATTATTTGAAATGTTTAAAATAAATAAATTAGTTTTGTATAATTTAAAAAAGAAAAAAGACAAATCAAATCCAACTTCTTTTTTTAATTTATTTTCTCTTTTCTAAATAAATTACTATTAAAGCTCCTAAAAAACCAATTAAAGTGCCAAAAATAATTTGAAATATATTGTGAACATTTTTATAATATCTACTAAATCCCATTAAAAAAATCATTGATAAATTTACTATTATGAATAAAAAATCTTTTTTTATAAAATCTTTTATATTTTTATAATTTTTTAATTTATTTAAAAGCATATAAAAACAAAAGAATGAAGTTTGTGCTAAATGCCCAGATGGAAATCCCGGGGTGAATTTATCTCTCAACCCATTCTTAGATAAATAATCTGTATTTTTCGCACCAACTGGTCTATATAAAATTTTATATTTTTTTAAAAATGGATTTAAATGTATTAAATATTTAATTCCTTCTGTAGATAAACATACAATTTGTAAACTTATAAATAAAAATAAAGCTTTAAAATAATTTTTTGTTATTATTCCTTGATAAAAGAAATAAAAATAAAAAAAAACAGGTATAACTGATATATAATCTGCAAATACATTCATATTATATTATTAATAAATATATTTTCTAATTCTTATTTCTTTATAAAAAATAAAAAAATTTAATTTTTTAATAGAATTTAATTGTGTTTTTTTTTATAACCAGTCCCATTTATAAATAATTATTCTTTTTAAATTATTATATCTACCATTTCCATTTCCAAATACAAGTGGTTCATCATTATCATTTAACTTTCTGCTAATTTCCCAATAATTATTTATAAAATCTTCATAATAAGAATTTTCTATATCTTCTTCTTCTTTTTTATACATTTTTAATATTTTTGTTTTTATTTTATCAATAGCATTTATTGCTAAATTATCGTTTATTTTAAAATTTTCAATAGTTAATTCAACATAATATACTTTAATAAAGTTACGTTTCATATTTCCTAAACTATTCATAAGTTCGATATAATGCTTATCTGTTAAATTAAATATAATATTAGACAAATCATCTATATTATTTGTTTTATTTGTTGTTTTATTTGTTGTTGTTTTATTTGTGGTTGTTGCCATTTTTTTAATAATTAAATATATATATTTTAAATAATAAAATCAAATTTTTTATTTTTTTATTTTTTATTAGTTAATATAATAAAGAATTTAATGATATATTCATAAATTTTTAATGTATATTTAAAGAAATTATATTTTTATTTAAAGGAATTATTGATACATAATAGAACTAAAGAGTATGGTTAATTATAAAAAAACTAAAATTATTAAAATTTCTAATTGTGTAGATAATACTTTATTTATTAGAGCTACTACACTAAAATATATTAGTCACTATAAAAGAAATACAAATAAGTATATTAAAAAACAAGGTAATACCAATAAATTATATAATAAAATTAGGGTAATAGGTATGAAAAAGTTTAAATTTATATTAGTAGAAGAATATGCTTGTGACAATATTGACGAAGTTAATGCCCGAATTGAATATTGGAAAGAAAAATTAAACCCAACACATAAAAAAGAAAAAAAAGAAAATAAACCTAGAATTAATTACAGAGAAAGTATATTAGAATTAATTAAAACTAAAAATATTAATACTTTAGACACTAATTTAGATAATATTACTCATAGATATAGTAAAATTAAATTTATTTGTAATAATAATAATTGTAAGGAAATAGTTACTAAAAACGTACAATCTATAGTAATCAAAAAAAGGTTTTATTGTAATATTTGTACAACAAACCTTGCAATAGAAAAGATGAAAAAAACTTGTTTAGAAAAATATGGAAAAGAAAATTATTCTCAAACAAAAGAATGTAAAAAAAAGGTAAAAAAAACTTGCTTAGAAAAATATGGAAAAGAAAATTATTTTCAAACAGAAGAATGTAAAGATAAAGTTAAAAAAACTTGTTTAGAAAAATACGGAAAAGAATCTTATACTCAAACAGAAGAATATAATGATAAAGTTAAAAAAACTTGTTTAGAAAAATATGGAAAGGAACATCATACTCAAACAGAAGAATGTAAAGATAAAAAAATAAAAACTTGTTTAGAAAAATATGGAAAAGAATATTATTTTCAAACAAAAGATTTTAAAGAAAATAAAAAAAATAAAATGTTAGAAAAATATGGAGCAGAAAATCCAATGTATGTTCCAGAATTTTTTAATAAAATGAAAAAAACTTGTTTAGAAAAATATGGAGCAAAAAATCCAATGCATGTTCCAGAAATTTTTCATAAAATGATTAAATCTAGTTTTAGTAAGAAAGAATATACTTTTAAAAATAATATTACTGAATTTGTTCAAGGTTATGAACATTTTGCTTTGGAAATATTAGAAAATAATGGTTATACATATAATGATATATTATTAGGTAAAGATATTCCAGTTTTCAATTATAATAATACAGTTGATAATAGAAATAGTATTTATTATCCTGATATATATATAAAAAAAGAAAATAAAATAATAGAAGTTAAAAGTGATTGGACTTTTAAAAAAGATATTAATAAAAATATTTTAAAAAGAAATATATGTTTAAAAAATAATTATAATTTTGAATTTTGGATTTTAAATAGAAAAAAAGAATTAATTATTATAAAAACTGATGATGAATTAGAAGATTATATTATTAAAAAAAATATATAAATATTATTTTAGAATTTTTTTTTTAATAGCTGTTTCAGCTTTTTTTCTATAAGGCTTTTTTTTTATTTTATGGTGTAAAATAATATTTTTATACATATTTTTGCTTACCTTAATTCGTATATGCAAGACCTCCCATTCCACTCATAATTCTTAAAATATTATAACTTACAGCAAAAACATACACTTTAGATCCCCCATTTGCAATCGCAGAATTTGTCAGATTTAAAATTAATGCACTCGCATCTATACGAGAGAAGTTACAAGTTCCTGAAGGCTGATGATCTTCAGGATTCAGAGCAAATGAATATACATTTATTCCAGTGCTTGGAACATTTTTGTGATGTTGATAGGGTTGAACCAAATTAAAATAACGCCCATTTCTTTCAGCAAAGCGATCATGTCCATTTAATTGTAATCTTGCAGAAATTACAGGATTTAATCCTTGGTCGAAAACATTAAAACTTTCCGAAGTTGGGGCTATTCCACCACCAATTAAGGCGAGATTGGAGACCAATCCAGAAGCCCAGTTAGATGCTAAAGCCGAATTTGAACTTCCTAAACTTACATCACCAGAAGCTGATCCCAAAATTCCATCTATCATTCCATTTCCGAGCGGATCCATAACAACTCCACTCCCGTGAGTTGTATCAACTTTATCTGTAAAGTTAAACCATTGTTTATTAGTATAATTTGCTACTTCATTTTTTGAAACAACCCAAATAATTTCTTTTATTGGATGATTAAAATTTAATTTAATTTTTTCATTAGTTGAACTAATACTTTCTGCTCCTGTAAATTGTAATTGTTCAATTAAATATTCGTGAGAACTTTGTGCAAATCTTTTTCTTTCATCTGTATCTAAATAAATATAATCTACAAATAAAGAACATGTTTTCATTTTAGCTATAATAGAAGGATTAGAAACTGAATTCATAATACAATGATTTGCGGTATTAAATTCTATATTAATTTTAATTTCATGATATTGAAGTGCTATTAATGGAAGTGCTAAACCAGGATTTTTACAAAACCAAAATTGTAAAGGGATAAAAAGCATTACAGAAGGTGTTGAAGCAGTAGACATTGTTAATGCTGGTAAATTTCCTACCATATTAGCATATCCAACTTGATGTCCTGCTGTTTGTGTTAATTCATTCCAAATATGTAGCCATTCACCATAATGTTTATCTATACGTTGACCACCAATTTCTAATTCAACTGATTTAATTAAAGCATGTCCTAACCAATTTACCCATGCTGCTTGTTCTGTGATTGAATCAACTTCTAATTGTACATAAATACGATGAATTAAATCACCATTTCTTGATATTGTACAACTTACTTTTTTTTCAAAATCTGGAGTTCCATTAAATGTTTGTTCTATAGATTCCATTGAAAAATTAGTGTGTCTTTTATAAACCATTTTAAAAAAAGTAATTTGAGGATTACCTGTTAAATAAATATCTTGTGCTCCATAAGCAACTAATTGCATTAAACCTCCACCCATTTTATAAATATAATATATTATAAGAAAAAAAACAGAATATTTTACTCCAGAAATACATTCATTATATTATTCCAAATATTAGTATTAGATGAAGTAATAATTTGTTCTTTTTTAAAATAATCACCTAAAAAATTATTTAATTTTTCATTTTTTAAATTTCCTATTACTGTAATATTTAATTTTTCTTTTAAAATAATTGATTTTGCTAAATTATTTAAATCATCTAAAGATATTTTATTATAATATTTTTCTATTTCATCTAAAGTTATTATTTTTTTATATTCAAATATTAATTGTGTTCCATAAAATTCAGTTATAGACATTGTATTTTCTTGTTCAAATGTTATTGTATTTTTAATAGATTCTTTTGTTAAATTTAACATTTCCTGTGTTATTTGTAAATTAAAAATAGTATTTAAAATTATAGGTAAAGCACCTAATCCTTCTCCTTTATTTTTATTTAAAAATAAACTATTATTATCAATACTTGTAATTATATATAAATAACCAGTATCTTGTAAAAAATGTATTCCACAATTTACATTATATGTTAATCCAGCTTCTTCCCTTAATTTTTGAAATAATAAAGATGACATACCTCCTCCTATTATATTTGCTAATATTTCTAAACTAAAACGTCTATCATCATACATATTAAAAACTGGAAAACCAATTGCTAAATGTGTTTGTTCTAAATTTTGTCTGTTTAAAATTTTTGTTCTAATTTTTGATTGTTTTAATTCAATTTGTTTTGGAATTTTATTTTTTATTCCATTTTTTTCTTCATTAAAATATTTTTTTATTAAATCTTTAATATTATTTGGATAATTTCCAACTAATATTAAATAAAAATTATTTAAATTATAGTGTTTTTTATAATATTTGTATACATCATTTCTATTATAATTTTGTATTATATCTAATGTACCTGCTACACTATGAGATGCCTCATGTTTATCTAATATTAATTCATTTAAAATATCTAATATATAATTTCCACTATCATCAATTATTCTTTTTAACTCTTCTTTAACAATTCCTTTTTCATCATCAAAACTTTTATTAGTTATTGATGATTTTAATAACATATCTGAAAATATATTAAATACTCTTTCAATATTATTATTTCTACATTTAATAAAAAAATTAGTTAATTCAGAAGTAGTAGTAGCATTAAACTCACCTAAAGTTTCTAATTCTTTTGATATTTCTTTATAATTTTTAAATTTTTCAGAACCTTTAAATAATAAGTGTTCCAGCATGTGTGATGATCCAAATGCTTTTTTATTTATTTCATTTCTACTACCTACTTTAATAAATATATTCATTGATATTGTTTTTACAAAAGGATTTTTTATTAAACAACATCTTAAATTTTTATGTTTAAAAATGTCTAATTTATTCATATATATATAATTATTATATATAATAAAATTAAAATATTTTTTTATTATATATTATCAAAAATGTTAAAAAAAGTTATTAACAAAAAATCTAAAATTAAAATCAGTTCAAAAATAGCACATAGAAAAGCCAACCCACTCCCACAAAATATAGTTAAAAAAACAATAATAGCCTCCAAAATAAGAGGAAAAGCATTATATAAAAATGTTATGAAAGGATATGGTTCTGATGTTGAATCTGAATTTGTAAATAAATCTTTACCAGGAATTGGTGCTTGGGATGATTTATGAACAAAACAAATTTAAGTTTTTTTTTTGTTTTTAAATTTCTTTTTTTAAAATATATATAAATAAAAATATATATAAAAAAAATATATACATATATTATTCAATTAATTATGAATAAACAAGAAATTAAAGAAATTAAAGAACCTTTACTTGAAGATGTAGATAATAGATTTACAATGTTTCCTATTAAACATCACGATGTTTGGTCAGAATACAAAAAGCAAATGGCAGTTTTCTGGACAGCAGAAGAAATTGATTTTAGCAGAGATTTATTTGATTGGAATAATAAATTAAATAAAAATGAAAAATTTTTTATTAGTAATATTTTAGCATTCTTTGCTGGTTCTGATGGTATTGTACTTGAAAATATTTTAGAAAGATTCTCTACTGATATTCAAATACCAGAAGTTCGTGCAGGATATGCATTCCAAGCAATGATGGAGAATGTTCATTCTGAAGTTTATTCCTTATTAATTGATACCTATATTAAAGATCCAAAAGAAAAACACCGTTTATTTAATGCAATACAAACCATTCCTGCTGTTAAGAAAAAAGCTGAATGGGCTTTAAAATGGTCGAAAAACCCTGAAGTAAATTTTGCTACACGACTCGTTATTTTCGCGTGTGTTGAAGGTATTCATTTTAGTAGTTCTTTTGCTGCTATTTATTGGATTAAAAAACGAGGGTTGTTACCAGGGCTTACCTTCTCTAATGAATTGATATCGAGGGATGAAGGCATGCACACTGGCTTCGCATGCTTATTATATTCAAAATTAAATAATAAATTAAAATATGAAACAATTAAAAAAATATTTGTTGAGGCTATTAATATTGAAAAAGAATTTATAACAGAATCTATTCCTTGTTCAATGATTGGTATGAATCAAACATTAATGAAACAATACATTGAATTTGTTGGAGACCGTTTATTATGCCAATTAGGCTATGAAAAAATGTATAATACTGAAAATCCTTTTGATTTTATGGAGATGATAAGTATGACTGGTAAGACTAACTTTTTCGAAAAACGTGTGTCAGATTATAATAAAGCCTCCATACATGGTAAGATGACTGCCAAATTAAATTTTAATGGTGATTTTTAAGAATCAAAAAATAAATATTCTTTTGTATATTCTTTAATAGGAATATTTGTTATATGAAATTTTATTCATCTATTAATATTTTCATATGATTTTCAACATTTTTATTTGTTAATAAAATTTTTATTTTCATAAAAACAACTATTAACTCTTTTTTCCATTTTTTTTATATAAATAATACAAATTTATTAATTATTATAATTTATTGAGGATATAATTAGATATAATATTACACCTAAAAAAAATATTAAATAAAATACAATAAAAAAAATTTTTAAAAAATCTATAATTTTAACATAAATATTTTTTGGAACAGTTATAATACTTAAAACTTGTGGTGTTTCTGATTCATCTGAAATAATTTCAGCAAAAATAATATTATTATTATAATTTTCTGTTATAATTTCTCCAATTGGATAACTCATTTTTTTATTTTGTATATTAAATATTATCTTTTTTTTTTCTACATCTTAATGAATTAATTACCAATTTTAATCATTCTAATATAAATCAATTTCTTAATAATAAAATATAAAATAAAAATCATCCATATTAAAATAACCATATTAAAAATATTAAGTAATATATTATGTGACATAACATATTTGTGAAAATAATGGTTATAAGGAATTTTAGCTGTTAAAATAGCAGATATAACTGTTAAAATAGTATTTATTACAAATGATTCATGATCTGACCAAACCATTAATGATAAAAAGAAAGAATAAATTGCTTTATGTATTACAAGACCTTCCATCATTCCAATCAAAGATGACATTACTAAGTATTTTAAAATATCATTTTGAACACCTAATTGAAGTAATATAAGAGGAACAATAGTTTGGAAAGTAGCATATATACTCCAATTATTATTATCAAAGAAACGATTAATAACTTTCATTTATATAATTAAATATTTAAAATTATAAAATAATATTAATAAAAAAAAATATATTTAATTATATAAAATGGAAAAAAACACAAAATGTTTAGGAACAGAATTAGCAAAGAAATTAAAAAATTGTTTAGAATATTATGAAAATTGTACTAAAAAATTATTTTTATTTTACAATGATTTTAAATATGCATTCAATGAAGAATTTTATGATTATAAAAAAAAAGATGAAAATAATATTATATGCACAAAAAAGCAAGACGAAGAAGATTTTATTTATTTAGATAAAAGTTTTTAATATAAATCTAAAATATCCATAAAATCAAACCTTTCTTTATGTTTAAAATTAATTTTATCTTTTGAAAATAATTTTAAAAGATTTTTTTTTTCTATATTAATAAATTTAAAACCAACTGTGTGTATTAATTTCTTTAAACCACTTATATAATTTGATTTTGTATTATAATCAATATTATTATTTTCTATATTTTTAAAAAAAATATCTATTAATTGATTAATTGGTTTTGTATCAATTAAATTATTAATATATAATTCTCCTATTAATTGAAAATTTCCTAAACATTTATTTTTTGAGGAATTATTTTTACATAAAGAATCATAATTTTTAGATTTATCATATTTTGTTATATTATTTCCATAATAAGAATTACATTTATTAAGAATAATATCTTTAACATCAACATCTATATTTTTATTTAAATAAATTATTAGAGAAGCATATAATTTGCAAAAAATGGGCTGACGAATAGCCATCTCAAAAATAATATCAAGACTTTTTTCAATTAAATAATTTACAAATTTTTTTTCTTTAGTTAATAGTAATTTTATATTTATACTTAATTTATCTTTATTTGATTTAGATAATTTATTTAATGTTTGTTTTATTTCTTCTAAAAGATCTTCTTTAGATTCATTAGTATCATTAAAACCTTTTCTCCAAACGAATGTTTTATTAACCCCCCTTTGACAAACATATTCATTTTCTGATAAATTTTGAACAATTTTTTCATTTAATTTATCTTTAAATTCTTGTTCAAGTTTAACTATAAATTCATATGGATAAATTTTTATACTGGTAGTCATTTTTTTAATAATATCATTTTTTTTTTTAATACAAAAAATACAAAGAATTTATTTAATTTAAAAAAAAAATTTTAATTGAAAAATTAATATATTAATTAATATTATAATATAATACTAAAGATGTTTTTTGATGAGAAGATTATAATGATTTTTGCTATAATTGCAGGTATTTGTGCTTGTCTGACAATACCTATGCCTGGTATTAATACAATTACTAGTTGTATATTTTGTGGAATATTTTGTTGGTATTTAGCTTTAACAATGGTTATAAATCCACTTGGTGAAGCTAAAGATGAAATGATAGATGCAGTCACTTAAATTTTAATTAAACATTTTTTTTAATTTATTTTTTATTATTTTAATATCTAAAATAGCTTTTTGTATATTTGGTCTTTTAAAAATAATTTTTAATTCTTTAAAATCATTTTTAATAAAATAATAAATAATTTTACACCATAATAATATTGTAATAAACCAAATTAATTTACCAACATAATAATTTGAATTTTTAGGTAATAAAAATATAGGTTTTAATATTTGAGTTATAAAAGAATTTCCTTTAAAAGGATCTTTTCCAGATAAATAATTATCAATTACAGTTAATGAGCAATACTCTTGTAAAAAAAACCAATGAGACCATAACAAAGGAATAGAAAATAAATAACCAAATTTAATTATATTATATTTTTTTTTTTTTAAAAATGGAATAATTAATATTGATATCACAATTATTAAATGTATAATTTTAATTAATAACATATATATATATATTATAATTAAATTTTGTTTTAAAAGTTAAAATATATTATATTAATTTATTATAAAAAAATGCTTAAACCCCATACACCTCAAGAATTTTATTATAAACAAGATATTAACAAAAAAATAAATCATTATAAAAATAGTAATATTATAGAAGCCAAAAAGCCTTTTTTTAGAAGAAAGACACTTTATACAAGAGGAAAATTATTAAATAGAAATATAGACATGTCTCAAAGATGTTTAAGGAATATGCATAATAATACAATAAATTCTGAAAATATTTTAAATAATAATAAATTTAATGATGATAAACATGATTTAAAAAAACCTTTTCAAGCAAATTTAATGCCTAGAAGTACAACATATCCAATAAATTCTATGGACCACACAATAAATTTTAATTTTGAAAAAAAAAATATAGATAAATTTCAACAAATTACAAGAAATAGTAAATGTACACCAATGCCTAGTTTTGTATCTAATACAAATAAACCTTTTATTCCATCAGAGTCAAAGAAACCTTTACAAAATAATATTTTTATAAATAAAAACAATAGAATATCAAATGAAAAATTATTTGATTACAATTTTAAAAGATTATCATCAAATAATTCTGGTGCAATGTTTGATAATAAACCAATTGATAGTAGAAAAAAAATATACACAGAAAATGAAGAATATAAAAATAAAACTTATGGTGATATTTTAAAAGATACTTATAACAACTAATTTAAAATTTACTTATAATTAATTTAAACATTTTTTTAATTCTTTTAATTCATTTAAATATATTTTGTCTATTTTTAATTCATTTAATTTATTATATTCTATTTTTTTCTTATTTTCTGAATTTTCAAGTTCTTTAATTTTTTCTTCAGTTAGTGTATCTAAAGGCATTTTAATTAAATAATCAAAGGATAATTTATCTTTGTTAATTATAATTTTTTGTTTAATATTATGAATATACTTATCAATAGTTTTTGGTTTTATGACAATTTTAGTTGTTAATTCTGGATATTCTTTACTTTTTAATATTTTTTCAATAGTATTTTTTGATTTTTTTCTTAAATCTAATGTATCATTTATGATTTCTTTAATAAATTTAACTTTATAAGATATTAATTCTAAATCTTTTTTAATTCTTTCTAATATGTATTCTTTACGAATTTTATATAATAATAATCTAACATCATAAAATTCATTTATAATATCTTCTACCACATTATATTTAGTAATAATTCCTTTTTTATTATATAAATGCATATTTGTTAAATTTAATTTACTTGTTAATTTAAATTGTTTTTCAAAATTATCAACATTATCATCTTTATTTATTTTTTTTAATAATTTCATTAATACTACAGCACTAAATCTTAATGTAAAATGAATTTCTGATTCTGTTGAATTATCATCAAAAGATCTTAAGATTTGTTTTTTATTTGGATTAGACTTATCAATCAATAAACTTTCTAAAAATAATTTATAATTTTCAGTCCAAGTTCCAATAGGCAATTCTGTAATTTCAACTTTAGTAGCATTAATTCTTTTATATATACCTTTTGTAAGATAAGAAATTGGTTCATTTATAGTATTAATTAAAGTAGTTTTATTAATTAAAATAGTACCTTTAAAATTATTATAATAAGGATGTACTTTATTTGTATTTATATTTTTTAATTTATTTTCAATATAATTTATAATATCTTTTGGATTATAATTCGGAATATCTGTACTATAACCAGTACCAATACCAGTTACTGTATTAACTAATACCATTGGAATAATAGGAATATAAAATTCTGGTTCTATTTTATAACCATCATCATCTAAATAATTTAATAAATCTAAATCTTCTGGTCTATATATTTTTTTAGTATAAGCACATAATTCTGTAAAAATATATCTTGAAGATGCTGAATCTTTGCCTCCTAATATTCGTCCGCCGAATTGTCCATTTGGTTTTAATAAATTTAAATTATTAGAACCTACGTAATCTTGTGCCAAACCAATAATAGCACCTTGCAAACTTGCTTCACCATGATGATATCCTGAGTGTTCACTTACATAACCTGATAATTGTGCAACTTTTATTTCAGATACTAAATTTCTTTTAAAACAGGCATATAAAATTTTTCTTTGTGATGGTTTTAGACCATCTAATAAACTCGGTATAGACCGATGTAAATCATCATTTGAAAAATGAATTAAATCTTTTTCAATAAAATCTTCAAAAGTGACTTTAGTTTCATTTGAATCTAAAACTTTAAATTTATCAAAATTTTGTAACCATACTTTACGATCATTTGCTCTTTTTTTATTAAAAGCTTTATCTATAGATTCATTACAATCGTCTTTTTGAATATAATTAACTATTTTTAAATCTCTAAAATATTCTTTTGCTTCTTTTGTTGTACTTGTCCCTAATCCTTTATAATATTTAACTTTATAACCTTTTTTCCCTTTTTTTTTCCATTTCTCATAATCTGTTAAATTATAAAAACATTCTTTTTTTTTTTTTTTTTTTTTTTT